TTTCTTTTAGAATCATTAGCACGATCTGGAACAGTGTTAGCCACGATTACTTACCTGGGTTTACCTTTGCTGGGTACTCAGAGGTTTGAAATCCGTATCCATAAAATGGATGTAATGTTTGACGATTTGCTTCAGTACCAGATGACTCTGGACCTACTTCAGTATCAGGACGAGCCTTACGATACTTTCCATCTGTTGCACCTTCATCAAGTGACTTATTCATTGAACGAGAGGAGTTAACGGCCATTATTTCTTCTTCTTTCTGTTTGCCTCAATTACGGTATCTACCGCTTGAGCAGATTGAGAGTACTGCTCTTTGCGAGATGCAGGAAATTTTCCTTCTGGAGAAGAAATATATTCGCCTGTGTCCCTGACTAAATTATGTACCCTTTGTCGTTCTTTAGCACTCTGAATGCGAGTTCTTCTACGATCATTAAATAACATCATGCCATTTTCCCCTTAATCTTTCGTAAATTACTGTCAGTTAAGCAAGACATGCAGTGCCCACGATTTGCTATAAATTCTACTGGATTCAGGATAACGCCACAAGTAGGGCATGGTGCTGAACCATTATAATTCATAACATTCTCTGCAATCTGTTTGGCTTGTAACTCCATTGTTATCATTCCATCCCCGTCGTCCATTAAAACCCTCTTTCATCTGCACAGCCGTTACACATACGCCCACCAGGCATGTAATCACTTGCGCCTTTTTTACCACAAGCGTCGCATTTCCATTTTGGATTTTCTCCACCAGTAATAGTTTCATTTGACCAAGTTTTTAGGGCTTTTCCATATAAAGGAGTATATGGAGTTTGACTTTTTTCTTTATTAACTAAACTCATGTATGAACCAGGAACACGCTTTGGATCATTGCCACGATCAGGGACCATAGTTGGCATCAGTTACTCCCTAGTGCGTTTCGTTCGGCTGCTTGATAACCAGCAACACCGCCAGAGAACCAGGATACTCTTGGTTCGGCATACTTTCTGTCGATAGTTACAATGTCATCAATACCAGGTTGACTGCGATCTCCGTAGCCATACCTTTCTGGAAATAATTGAATCTGAGGTAATGGTGGTCTAACCATCTCTTGAATATCTTTTCCAGGAATAGCCATAACCATTAGAGCCTGTTGAGTTAATCTCTCCATGTTTGATGCCCATGGACCATTGTAAGAATACCGTTTTGCTACTTGATCAGGTTTTAGTGGAGCACGCCAAGGTTTGGTGTGGTCATACACTCCATCAACTGATTGTGTCATCCTATTGCCCCTCTATGAGTTACCCAAGAAGTTGCTTGTGCTTTATTTGGAACATCAACCCCTAATTCGCCAGCGGCATGTTGATATGCATGTACAAAGTGTTGATATCGACCCATTGAACTTAACCCTAAATCTTGAGACATTACTCCTGTTTGTCTTGGAACTTTTAAATCTTCTGCAGTTTTTGATCTTCCTGTTCCAGCAAATGGTCTACCCATTGCAATATCATAAGCATGACGATCAATTGTAACTGGTGAGGTGTTACTTGGGTCATGTATATTTTGAAAAAAGTTAGTTACTTTGTGACCACCAAGTACTTCTTCTGGTGGTTCTCCTGCATGAATTCTTTGAGCCTTTGCAACATTTGCTGGAAGAAGAGCGCTCTTAACATCGCCAGTCTTTACTAACTCTTTTGCTTCTCTAACATTTCTATCCCAATCACTTAATGGGGATAATGCCGCAATAATTCCTGCGCCACGTTTTGTATCACCTTTACCAAGTTTGGTTGCTTCTTCATGCGCTTTTGCATACCATTGATGACCCCCTTCAAGCAATGCTGGAGTTGCTTCACGGTATTTATTTATAATATTGTCTACATGACTTTTAAATTGAGATTCTGCAATGTTTTTATCCCAACGACCATGTGGATCTACACCAAATTTTGCCATTCTATGACCACGCTGGTCTTAAGTAAGCAAGCATTGCTTTACGACGTGCATCAATTTGTCCAGGTTGATCAGCAACAGTATTTGCTTTACCATCATTAACTAGGTGTGGAGCAGGAGTTAATTGAGTCTGAGGTGCGTTTCTAGGAATCATATAAGTTATTGCACCATTATCGTTTGTTGGAACGGCTTTCATTTGACGAGTAATGCCCATCAATGGATCCATACCCTCTGGCCAGTAATACATAGAGGGTTCAATGCGTTCACCTTTGTGAACACCACGCTGATATGCTTTTTGATTTACACGGTTCTTAATTGAATCTAATAAACGATCATCACGACGTGAACGAATTGTGCCTAAATAACCATCAGGATATTCTGCAGATGGAATACGACCAACACCGATTCGGAGCGAATCCATTGTGTCTCGTGCTACAGGAGTGCCAGCACCGCTCTGGTTGTTATAACCATTTAAACCGCCACCACCAAGTGACTGCCAGTTTTGTGTTGCTGAAAAATTATTATAACCGCCAGCCATCAGACACCTCTGTTTCGACGATTTTTAGCAATAGTTGCATACACTTCATTTACTGAAATCTGTTTACCCTTATATGTAGCGCCACGGCTTATATGAGATTGTTCTGCAAACTCTTGAGCGTTTGGTTTTGGCGACATTCTTTCGTATTCCGCAGTTGCATGTGCGCTTGGAACAAACTCTGGATTAGATTCAATTCCAGTAATTTTACGACCAAAATAAACATCTCCGCCACCCATACGACGTTTATCTGTACCACCTAAATCATAACCAGCAATTTGTTTATTTTTTTCTCCTGCAGCACGAGCCTCTGGAAGATTGGTGTGTTTCTTACTAACATCTTGGAATATCTTTCCACCAGTTTTCCATGCACCTTGATACATATCTTTAGTTGCAGATACTTCGTGTTCTTTTCTAAATCTAGTTGCTTGATCTGCAGTTAATGGTGCATCTGTAATTTTTTCTTTTCCAGGAATAGAAACCATAACTCCTGGGCCTTTTGGCGCTTCAAATGTAGAAAAACTACGACTGGCTCCACCTTTGTTGGCTAATTCGGCAAACTGTTCATTGCTAAGCATTTCTTCCAGCACCTCTATCAGATTGAGGAACTGATGAAGGAGCAGAAGTATCATCCCAATTAAATGTAGTGCCCATTGTTTTATTTGATAGAGATAATGGATTACCTTTATTTAATGATCTATTTCTCCATGCAGTTGCAGCCGCAGTAGAACCCATTGTCTTTGAACTTAATGAAAGCGGCGCTTCTACATCTGGCGTATCTGCCATTGAAGAGTACGTACTGCTACCGCCGAATTGTGAATTCGACAATGGCATATTAGTAAGAGTCGCCCATTCCACCTTGGAAGTTAGGATTTTGACGTCCAACAACAGAGGGGATTGTGCGTGCATTCATCATTGTTGCGCCTGCTTCTGGAGAAGTTTGCGCTGGCATTTTTGCAGTGATGCGATATTGAGCACCAGCACGTTCAATGTTTGTACGATTTGCTTTATTATTAATTGTTGGATCTGCTGCTTGTATACTCTTTTTTGGCATTAGTTTGCCAACAGCAGGAGTTCCACTTGCATTGTTAAACTTATAAGCATCGCTACCCATGTAAGCACGGGCTCCAGATGCAACTACCTGTTCTGGTGATAATTCTTTACTCATTTTTTTACCTGCTGACTCTAGATGGTTTGAAGGTGCACCCATGCGACGACGCATTGCGTGACCTAATGATGTCCAAGTTGCCATAGTTACTCCTTACGGTATGTCTAAGGATAGGTCTTTTTTAACTTGCTGTAATGGCGAATACAATGGCGGAAATTTCTCCGTCACGGCTTTGAATGGTTGTAAATCCAGGTTTACAGGTTAAATCTAAACCTCTAGGGGCTACATAGCCACGAGAAATTGCAATTGCCTTAACCGCTTGGTTTACCGCTCCAGCACCGACAGCACGTAACTTAACTTCGTGTTTATCATAAATTGCGTGGGCTATTGCTGATGCAACGCTTTGAGGATTTGAACTTGCGCTTACTCTTAAAAAAGGTTCTTCAGCAGGAAGTGCTACGGGTTCTGTATTCAATTGTTAGTCCTTTGGTTCGAGTTGGTGTGCCGCTCCTAGCATAAAGGGTAAGGCTAAAGACGAGGTTGGTCTCTGTATTTAGAATCTTTCATTTGTTCGGCAACTGCCTTCTCAACCTCGTTATAGAAGTTTTTTCCTAAGAGCCTTGCAAGAGCGTAAGAATCTGCAGCATTATCATCATTAAACTCTATGCCCCATCGCTTGTATATTTGTAGCAACATCTCTTGTTTTTTGGCATTTCCTTTGCCTGCTGCAAATTTTTTAAGAGTCATAGGGGGAACTTTTAAGGGGTATCTTCTAGGATCACCTTCCTCAAAATAATCAAAGATAGTTAATCTAACTGCAGCCGATAACTCTCCTAAAACAAGGGCTGCGTGACTAGCGAGTACGGTTCCTTCCATTGCCAAATCTAAAATTATGTTTTTGTTTTCTTTTAAATAATTAAAGTGATCAATTAACCATTGCCTAATATCAGCCAATCTTTCAATACCAAAGTAAGGGGATTTATAAACCCATGTCATATATTTTGTTGGATCATCAAACTGAAGTGCGGTTAAAGCAAACCCAGTCAGTGATTGATCTATTCCTATTGTTACGCTACAGTTTTGTGGTAACTTTCCATCAATCGCTTTTGTTGGCACGGCGTTCTCTTTCATCTATGACCATTTGCACAGTCCCTAGATAACCCGCCCCATCAACTAGGTTGTCTCTTTTTTGTTGGTAAACTTCACGACAAATTTTTACCCAAGCCATTGCTAACCCAACTTGTTCCTCTGTTACATCTGTACCAAAAATAACTTCCCAACCTTTAGCAATGCGATTAAAATTGTCTAACGGGTGGTCGTAAGACTTATTACGATCACCCGTTATGAGTCTCTGTGCTTCTTCAAGAACAGATTCATCCATATTATTAGTCAAGAACCCAACCTCTAAGCAGTATAAATATTCTGTCTAAGCGTCGTTGCAGTAAAGACTTTTCTTGTACAGCCACTGTAATTTGCGCACGAGTTTGGGGTGTAGTAAATGACTGACTTTGTATTACCCCAGTTTCTTCTGCAGTAACAGTTGCGGCAGTGGTTGAGTCAACTACTGGAGTAACTTGAACTTGACCATTAGTTACAGAACTATTTGGACCAAATGTAACTGTATTGGAATTAATTGTTGCTGAAACTACGATTGGATCTACAACTTCAGTTCTAGTAACTGGTACTGGCATAACCACTGATCCTTGAGTAAATACCTGTGCTTGAGAATCGTACTTGACTGGATTTTCGGCTGTGCCCATTACTCCTGATGTAACTCCTGCTGGGCTTTGTTGTACAAGTTGGCAATTAGGACATGCTGTGTAACCACTTCCCATATTAGATGGTGCATGTTCAATACTAAAAACAACTACGTTTTCAACAATTCCTTGTGGATTAACTACTGCAAAAGTAGCAAAAGATTCTGGTGCTGGCGGTGTTGCTGAACAAACCATGCCTTGACAGTATAAAATGTCTGCGTTAGCAGGTAGTGCAGCAACACTTGTTAGTACAAGTGCGGTTAGTACGATATTAAGTATCTTTTTCATGTTATGAATGTATCCCTCCGTCCCATTCGGGACTCGTTTGTTCTCCGTGTTATTTCCCTCGAAACTAAAGTGATGTCTCGTTCTTGATTTGAAAGCATCATCTCTAAGATCTTACGATAAGCATACCTTTCCTCATTGATATCTCCTAATTTAAGGATCTCTGGATCGGTTGCAATTTGAGCCTTGGCTAAACTTACCGTTGAGCCTTTAGAGGCTGCTCCCATTTTAGTTATAAGTAACTTATTCTCAGCCAGGTCTAAGGCTCTCTGAGCCTCACGCTCACGCAGTTGAGCCTGCACTAACTGTGAAGCAAAGTAATCGGCCCATCCAGTAAGTGTGGTAAACATCACAGCCAAATCTTCGCTACTAAGGTCGGTGATGTCTGGGGGTAACACTGCTTGTTCGTACTGTGGTTTAGGAAGGGCAAGACCCCTATTCATTAACACATCTATCTCGTTCATTACTCTCCTACTGAAAAACAGGACTTACATCCTTTAGGTGAAATATTACACTCTGGCATTGCACCTGCTTCAACAGCATCAACAACTTTTTTAGCAGCCAAAAAGATTCTTTCAACAATTTCATAGTCCGCTTTAACTGTGAACTCTTTGTAATCTTGATCTGCTTTTAATTCATAAATAAAAACTATTTCATCAGGGGCTTCTTCTCCAAATTGCCGTTTAGCCAATTCCAAATACATCTGCCCTTGAAGTAAGTGGCTACGAAATGGACGACGGATATTCTTCCACGCCTTAGTTACATCACCATCGGCCTCGTACAAAAGTTCTGGAGACTCAAACCGCAGAGTGCCAGCACCAATTGATTTAATTTCTATCAAGCAGTCATCTCCCAATCCCTTAACCCAACCATCTGCGTGACCATGAATACGAAGTGGCTCATGAACGAGGGGTACCTCTTTATACTCAAAGACTGAAACACCTTTATTTATTTCAGAACTAACTCCCCACTCATATTGATTGTCAGTTTCACAGTACCAATTACCATACAACACACCCATATCTGATAATCGATTCTGCCACTTGGCATGGATGTAGTGACCCTCATCAAAGATATTCTGAAGACGAAGGTTAGGTTTTTCTTTCTTTGATTTACCACCCTTTAATAGGTAGTAGGAGTACTTATGACACCAATCACCCTTAATCATCTCTGAGGGGTGCAGTACATCGGTGCGTCGGTCTGACTCTGGTTGTCTCATTAGGTGACGCTCTATCTCACCTATAAGACGTGTATCAGCCTTCTTGGTATCTAAGAACTTCTGTAACTCTGTCTTCTGTACCATTTAGTATTCCTTGTCTTTACTGAAAATAAATTCTTTTAGGGACATTTTCTTTTTGTAACTCTTTTGCCACTTTCGCATTAAAGCATTACGTTCTCTGTGGCTTAACCCACCCCAGATTCCGTGTGGCTCATCTCTTTTTACTGCGTCCCATAAACATTCGGTACGTACTGGACAGTGGTTCTTTCCTGTATCACCAAGACAGAATGACTTGGCTTGATCAGCAATTGTTTTGTACTGTTCTTTATCACGAGGAGGGTAGAAGATGTCGGTATCTTGACCTGAGCATCTTGCTTTATATCTCCAGGAGTATTCTGGTTCGTCCATGTGTTAGGCATCCTTGATCTTGTCTCGCATTTCCATGAAGTCGTCTTCAAGAAGAACTACGTAATTCTTCCCATCAAGATGG